GGAGCGCCGGACAGGAAGATGAACGCGGAGCCAGCGAAGGCGTAGGCCGCGTCAGCCGGGATGGTCTGGTCGACCACGATCTTGAAGCCGAAGCGGTCGCCGATCGAGGCGGTCTTCAGCGCGGACTCGGCCTCGCTGTCGCCGACGTTCTGCGCCAGGTTCAGCTTCTCGTCCGAGAGCAGAGCCGACTCGAAGTCGGTGCCGACGAGCAGGTACCGCTGGTCGTCCGGGACGTTGAACTTGTTGAGGACGCGACGCGCCTCGATGATCGCACCGCGCAGGTTCTGCTCGGCGTTGCCGACCACGACGTTGTACGTCTGACCGGTCAGGGTGTTGACGGCCCGACGCTGGAGACCACGACCGACAGCCTTGACCTGCGGGCGAAGCAGCTTGCCCCACTGGTCGATGTCGAAGTCGTTCTGCTCGTCGGTGAGCTTGACGGCGGAGTACACGTTGCCACCGAAGGTGACTGCGATCTTCCGCTCGCGGTACTCGTCGAAGGTCACGGCCTGACGGACGCCCGGCGTGGAGCTGCCAGCCGAGCCCGAACGCCACTCGTAGTCGTGGAACGGCAGGACGCCCTCGACGGCGACGGAGACGGTGTCGTTGTCCGCGCCCTTGAACTGGTCGATGCTCTCCTTCTGGAACAGGTTGGGGATGACGAGCTCCTGCTCCAGCATCCCGACCGCAGTCGCGGCGAGCTTCTCGGGCTTGACGATCTGGTGTTCAGCCACTGGTAGTTACCTCCAGGTGTAGGAAGACCCCGGTCGTTGTTGACCGGGGCCTGGGGTTGTGTTGGTGAGGGAAGTGCGTCAGCGACGTCGTGTGCGCCGCGCGAGCTTGCGCGGGTCCATCTCGTCGTCTCCGTCGTCGGACGGTGTGAGACCGCCACCCAGCGACTCGGGGACAACCGGTGCGACGAACCGGAGGAGCGACTTGGCGTCGGCCTCCAGCTCGGCCTCGGTGGCACCTCGAAGTCGGGCAGCGAGCTCGTCAGGGAGCTCGAACTTGCGAGCAACGTTCGACCGAAGGAGGGACGACTCCAGCTCGGCGATCCGGGTGGAGAGCTCGGTCCTCGCGGACTCGAACTCCTCGGGGGTCTTCGCGTTCTGGAGGCTTGCCTCCGCCTCCCGCAGCTTCACGCGGTAGTTCGCCGCCTCAGCGCGAACGCTGGTCAGCTCCTTGCGCGCCCACTCGGGCAGCTCGTCCTCGGGCTTGGCAGCCGGGGGAGTCTCACCCTCAGCGGGCTTGACCTCCGTGGACGGGGTCTCCGGGGTCGTGCCCTCTGCGGGCTTCTCCTCGGTGACGGGAGTGGTGCCGGGGGTCTCGGTCGGGGTGCTCACTTGTTCTACGCCTCCTGGACGCTCGTTGTGGATCGCCGCGCCTCCTGGGCAGCGGCCTTCTGTTCCGTGCGGATGAAGCGCCGCCAGGCGGAGACAGCGGCCTTGCCGCTCAGTCCCTTGGTCACCTGGGGCCACAGCTCCTCGTAACGCCGGTTCGTGGCGTAGACGTCGGAGTTGCGGTACTGCTCACGGGAGAACACGGGCTCCGCGTAGCAGTGGCAGTTGTCGTGGTACTTGTCACCGTCGCCGTAGATGGCGGTCTTCTCAGACCGGTAGACAGGACCGCGAGAGATCAACATCGCGCACCACCCGCAAGGGGTTCCGGTACGCGAGAGTCGGATGTAGCCGAGAGCGCGTCGGTCGCGCTGGGCGTGGTTCCAGACCGTCGAGCGCCCGCCGTTCATGGCGATGCGTTCGGCAGCCGCAGCCTGTCGAGCACCCGCTTCGGCATGAGCCTGAGCGCGGAGCCTGTCCACGTCCTTGGCCGGTGCCTCGGGGTCGATGCTGCGGTGCTTCTTGTCGAGGTTGTTGGGGCCGAGCTGTTGGAGTGCTTCCCTCAGCTCGGCTTCCGCCTCGCGCTCGATCCGTTCCTCATCCGCCTTCAGCCCAGCCAACTCCTCGACCAAGATGCGGTCGGCGTCTGCGTCCTCGGAGTCTTGTTCCGCAGGAGCGTCAGTGCCGTCCGCCTTGGGGGGCTGGGCAGGCTGTGATGCGGGTTCGGCCACCTGGGTAGGGGTCGCGTCTGTTCGGCCCGCCTGGGGCTTCTCAGCGTCTCCGGTCAGGGAGGCGAACTCGCGTCGCAGAGTGTCGAGCGTGATGTACGTCGGCTCGGGGTGGTAGGGGTCCGCGACCGTGGTGCCAGTGCGTAGCGCCCGCGCCAGGCGGTAGTACGCACGGGCCAAGTCGCGGCTCATCCGCCGCTTGGTCATCACCATCGTGATGGCCTTCTTCAGCCAGGAGCTGGAGGTCGAGGCCCGCGCGTTGACGGGGACCTCGGCCCACAGCTTCAGTGCCTCGTCCACCGTGCCGACCCCGATCTGGGTCAGCGCGACTTGGAAGGCGATGGAGGCTTCCTCCGCTTCCTTGCTCTTGGCAGGGGTAGTCAGGGGGCACCTCCTTGGGGATCAGGTCAGTGGGTCGACCTTCTGGGTCGATGCGTTCCAGTGGCCCTTGACGATCAGGGGAACAGTTGCGCCGTTGAGCCGAAGGCCCTTGGCGTACAGGGCTTCTCGGTAGCCGTTGTGCCAGCGGGTGATGCCGGTCGAACCAGTGATGTCGGTGTCGACCGCTGCGAAGCTCGTCGGCTGGAGCGTGCGCTCGACGCCCACGTTGTGGTCGATCGCTGCGAAGCCCATCGACTGGGGTGTGCGTGCGACGCCCACGTTGAGGTTGACCGTGGTGAGGGTCGTGGCCCGAGAGGGCTCGTTGGCACCAACGTTCGCCGAGATGTAGGCGAAGCCGTCAGCGGCCATGTCAGGCCCAGCTCGTCGCCGCAGCCTTCAACCGCAGGGACCAGAGGCCCAGAGCAGCGGTCGCGCTGAGGTTGCGGCGAACGTAGATGAGCGGGCTCATCGCGCCGGGCGCGAGGTTGCCGACGTTCACCGAGGTCGAGTACGTGAGGCCGTCGAGCGAGACCTGGAACTGGCCGACCAGTGAAGGGCTCGCGTCGGTCAGCGTCTCAACCGAGACGATGGTGCCCGAGGCCGTCTGTGTGCCCGAGAGGTTCTTGGCTCGGAACTGAACGGCGGCCTGCGAGTTGCGGGGCGACTCGGCGAAGTCGAAGTAGTTCGCGGCCGGTCGCTGATCGAGAGTGGGATGCCAGAGCTCCAGCCGGTTCGGGTTCTCGCCCGGGATCGGCTGGCCGTACAGGTGGATGTTCTTCCAGGCAACCCCGAACGAGTTGTTGTCGTAGTACCGGAACCGGATCGCCCGCTGCGCCTTCGCGGTCAGGCTCCTGATCTGGTTGCGGTACGCCGGTTTCGGGGCCGTGTTCATCAGGTCCGTCGTGGTACCGAGCGAGGTCCACGTACCGTCGAGCACGTTCGTCGTGTTGGTCGAGACCTCGAACGCCTGCGGGGTCACGAAGTTCGAGTTGCGCGTAACACTGGCGAAGTAGGCGTCGATGTCCCGCAGCTCGGGGAAGATCGCGCAGAGCGTCATGGTGCCAGCGCCAGCTCCGGGCGAGGTGTACGCGACGTCGTCTGCCTCGTTGTTCAGCGACGTCACCTGCGCCGCCGTCAACTGAGTGAGGACGCCGCCTCGTTCGTGGAACCAGGTGGTTCCGTCCTTGTCGTGCGCCATGCGGTACGAAGGCGCATCGGGGTAGTTACCTGCCACGTCAGACCGTCCTCTCCAGGATCAGAGTTCCGTCCGGGGTGCCTGCGGGAACCGCAGCCCCGTTGTTGATGACGAGGAAGCCCGAGCCGGGACTGGTCCAGGTGGCCTCGCCGTCTCCCGTGCCGGACTTGGTCAGCACTTGGCCGACCGCACCGCCCGTAGGGAGGCTCGGGCCAGAGGGACCAGCGCTGGAGGGGTGGGTGAAGGATGCTCGCGCCACGTCACACCCCCATGTGGAGGATGGTGACGGACTGGGCCGAAGCGGCGACGCCGTACAGGATGTCGCCGAGAGTCAGGTCGAACGACGCCTCACTCCCCGAAGGGAGCTCGTAGCCGAACGACGTAGTCGTGACGCCGGGTCCACCAAGGAAGATGGACCCAGCGCCCTTGTTCTGTACGACGACGGTGCGCGTCACGCCGGTGAAGCCGCTGTCGTCACGGATGTTCGATGTCAGGTCGGTAGCCGTAGTGGCCACCGAGACGGATGCGTGCTTGACGGTCACGGGACCGCCTCCCTCTACTCAGTAGTGATGGGAACTTGCTCCGTGGGGGGTAGGGGTGTTGCTCGGGTGATCGCAGCCGAGAGCGAGAGCGCGGGATCTTCGTCCTCGCGCATCGACTCCCAGTCTTCGAGCTCGGTCTGGGTGACACCGGGCACTCGCTTCCAGAGGCCGCGAGCGGGGATGCCGAGTTGTTCCTTCAGCTTGCCGAGAGCGTCAGCGGCCTGAGCCAGCGAACGCTGCTCCATGTCTCGCCAGATGACCTCGCCAGCGAAGTCCTCCGCAGAGCTCACGTCGCCGTCCATCTCTCCAGCCAGGCGCATCACGCGCTCCCAGCTCTCACCGAAGGACGCCCGGAACTCGGCGATCTTGCGCGACAGCGCAGTCTCGGCAGCGAGCAGGGCCTCGGCGGAGAGGTTCGCGATCTGGCCAAGCAGGTGGTGCGGCGGCGTCTGAGAGACGGCAGCCAGGTGTCGGATGCTCATGTCGACGGACTCGATGAGACCGCCGATCGGACCGCCCGGCAGAGAACCGAACTTGACGTCCGAGTCCTCGGCGAACAGGAACCGACGAGCGTTGTGGTTCATGGGGATCGCCTTGGGCTGACCGTTCTCATCCAGCACCGGATCGCCGTTCTCGTCCCGCTCGATGGGCGGGGCCATGCCGGTCGCGTACCGCACCTCATGCGAGGTGTACGTCTGGGCAACCAGGAGATCGAAGATGGTCTGGTTGATGCGGTTCTGAAGGGCGATCATCGGCTCGATCACACCGATCGTGCGACCTTCGAGGTCGACCGATGCAGCGAACCTGGTGACCGGACACTCGGTCGCGCCATGACGCTTGGCTGCCCCCACTGTCACAGACTTCAGGTCCGTCAGGGACTTGAAGGAGACTGCGTACTCAGCCTTGCCGTCGAACAGGCGCGCCTTGCCGGGCACGTCGTCCTTGGCCCACTGCGTGACGGTCAGCGCCGCGTAGGGCGTGTCGTCGTTCGCAGGGTCCTCGAACAGGGCAGCCGTCCGCATGGCCGACAGGCCCTTGGTGATGACGCCCTTCTTGGTGCGCTCGGTCAGCGTGAAGCTGTGACCGAAGGCGAGCGCGCCCCGGTACACCGCAGCCTGGCGGGCGTCCAGTCGTGAACGCTGCCAGTGCTGCCACTCGACTGACGTGGACTCCGGTTGGGGTGGCAGCTCAGTGCCAGAGCCGCGCCGGAAGCCATCCACGTACAACGCCTGTGCAGGCGTCCCGACCAGGAGCGGCATCCAGTTGGACACCGCGCGCTTGGCCAGGAGTCGGTACTCGTCGTCCGCCTGGGGCGGCATGTAGGGGTCGTCGTGCTTGCCCTGGTTGTAGGCGTCGATGCGACGCAGCCGGTCGCCGTCCCGATGAAGGATCGACAGGAGCTGCTTCGCCAGCGACGCTGGGGAGAGATCTGCCACAGGCTCCCACCGTCCTTCCGTAGTCACACAGTCACAGGAAGTACCCGCGACCGGTCCGCTTGATCTTCTTCTTGCCGCGAGCTCGCAGCTCGACCAGCGCCTCATGCGCCAGCATCAGAGCTGCGTAGGCGTCGACCTTGCGAGGAGAGTCCTTGCTCTCCTTGCGGAAGCCGATGCCGTAGTTGTTCGTCGCTCGACGCGCGTTCAGCGCGTGGCGACGCAAGGTCAGGTCACCGTCGTGCTTCAGCTTCTTGTCGAAGACCGACCGCATCAGGCGTTCGTGCGCCATGGTCGAGGTCTTCTGCGAAGCTCGCATGTCCCAGCCGACCGAGTCCTTGCCGATCGGGCTCTTGACTGCCAGGCCCTCGCCGTAGGCGTCGTCCCACTCGGAGATGTAGGACTCCCAGAGGGCGACGTCGGCGAAGAAGCCCTGCACCGAGAAGGTGCGGAAGGCGTCATGGACAGCGGAGTCGACGGCAGCGCGAGGCACGATCCACCCGTTGCCCTGGTCACCGTCCGGCTTCTCCCAGAGACCCAGGATGAAGGCAGCCTTGTCCGAGATGCGAAGTGCCACAAGGGCTGTCGCGTCGTCGGTCTTGCCACCGTCGAAGCCAAGGGTGATCTCGTCACCGGGCTTCAGGGTCAGGCTGTCATCGCGGAGGACGTCCCACTCGGCAGGGCCGTAGAGAGCGTCTTCCTCGGCAACGATCTGGTTGAGCCACATGCGTCGAGACCGGCTCGCGGAGAGCGTGGTGTCGAGCACCGACTGGATGATGGTCTCCACCTTCAGCCAGATCGCGTCTCCCCGGATCTTGGGGAGGACGATGCGTAGCGCCTCGGGGGAGAGGGGTGTCTTCGGGTGTGCCTCGATCGAGTCGTACAGGAAGCCGATGTCCAGAGCTCGACCCTCGCGGATCTTCTCGTAGGCTTCCCGCATCTTCTCTGCCACGGAGTCTTCGCCGGGCAGGTAGGCGTTGGTGATCGCGAGGTAGCGCGCGTCCTTCTTGGTCGCGTTACCGTCGATCGTCTCGTACATCTTGTCGCCGTTGTTGCCGCGCACCCAGTGGTGCGTCTCGTTCAACACGACGAAGGTGGAGCGTCCACCCTCCAGGGCACGGAAGGACGAGGTCACGGCTTCGAGCCGCTGTCGTCCACCGTTCGCCCGGATGAGCTCGGCACCGGCCTTGATGCCGTAGGTGTTGATGAGCTTGTCCGACATGAGCGACGGCATGAGCGTCATCGTGTTCCGGGTCTGATCCCGAGACACGGCAGCGATCTGGACCCACGCTTGCGGGTGAGGAACGCCGACAGGGTTGCCGTTCGCATCCCAGTGGGAGAAGCGCGACGGCCCGACGAACTCGACCAGGCAGATGACCGCGAGGAGTGGGTCCTTGCCCCAGCCCTTCAGGCGCTGAAGCACGCCCTTGCGGTACACGAAGCGACCCGTCTCGTCCATGGCGTACCACCAGAGAACGAACCGAAGCTGCTCTCGGGTGAACTTCCAGGGACCGCCGTTCTCGGCGTTCAGGAACTCAGCACACCAGCCAGCGATCTGCCACCCGAGCGTGCGCTCAGGCAGTGCCCAGGAACCGTCCTCGTTCTTCATCCACGTAGGACCGTGGAACTCAGGTTCGAGAGCGTCGATCTCCTCGGTCGTCATGACCGGCTTGGCCATCATGAGGCTCACCTCCAGTTACTCGGCGAGCCCCAGCTCCTTCTTGTAGTCGGCGATGGCGAGGACGGACGCCTCCTGGGTCTCGTCCTCGGGCTCATGCAGTTCGATGCGGACACGGCGTCGGTCGCCTTCCGCGACGAGCAGACGCTCGAACGCGGAGTAGATGGTCTGGAGCATCTGGCCGCTGCGCTTGCCCGACTTCTTGTAGTAGCTCAGGTCTTCGCACAGCGAGTAGGCCAGCGCCCAGTCAGAGGACTGGTAGTAGTCCTGCTGGCCCGACGTCTTCAGGGAGTCCCAGAGACGACGAGCGATGGGGTGCCACTCTCGATCCGCGTTCGGGATCTTGGCAGGGCGAGCAACGCCTCGGGTCACGGACTGAACGTCCGAGCCCTTGCGCTCTCGGGGCCGAGCCAGGTCAGACTCGCGATTGGGAACTGGTCCTGGAGCCATCTGGCTCACCTCCCTACTTGCTACCGATGCCGTGCACGTAGCCCTTGTCGGCTACGAAGTCGTTGACGTCGTCGTTGAGGCAGTGCCCCTCGACGTCGTGCAGGATGCCGACGTAGCGACCCAGGGTCTGGGCCTCCTTGTCGGCGCGGGTGCGGATCGTGGTGACCACGAAGGGCCACTCGTCACCGTCAGGGTTGTGCTCGTTCAGCCAGTCCACGACGAACTGGTGGGCCTCAGCTCCACCGGGCTGCTTCAGCTCGGGAGCGAAGGTCTCGTACAGGCGCAGGTTCAGGGTCTTCGTGTCACCGAAGCCCTGGTCGAGCCGCACCCGCAGCGTGTCGCCGTCGTGCGCGTCCTCGACATGAGCTCTCCGGTCCCACATCAGACGAGACCGCCCGTGAGGAAGTGGATGCTCAGCCATGCCAGGAAGGCGAGGAGGGCGAACCGGCGCAGACGGAGCAGGCCGGTGGGCTGCTTGCCCTTCGGGGTGTACTCGACGTCGCGCCGAGTCCCGAAGATGCGCCACACCTGCTCGGAGAGCGTGTCTCCGGGCTGCTTGCGGTAGAGGGCGATGCCCT